TGGAGCCCCAAGGAGGAAGAGTCACGGACCTGACCAGCCTCCTCGTTCAGAAGAATTTGGTCCGAATTGATGCGACAGTTCCCGGTCGCACGCCCCGCCACATCCATGGCCTGGGTATCGAGGGAAAAATGCTCTTGGTTCCTTACCATCTGTTCTTTGGAGCGAAAGACGGCGATGTCATTGACATGACGATGCGAAGTGGAGTGCAAACGTCCTACCACAAGCTGACTTACGGAAAAGACATCAAGCGCGCTGCCCCCAGCGGTTGCGTTTACACCGATGACATGGCATTCGTGCAGTTGTCGGCGACGGCCGATTCCTTCAAGAAGATCACGGAACAATTCGTCACTCAGAGTTCGCTGGAACAAGCCCGTTCCTATCCATCAGTTCTGCAAACGCGGGACCAGTTCGGGCACTTCACCAAGCAACTCGTGGAGGCGGAATTTGAGACTAGGAGCATGGTCTACGACATTAGCTTGACTGGGGACGAGGACATCCGTCTTCCCCAGTCGTGGACATACAGAGCGCAGACGGGAGTCGGCATGTGCGGAGCACCGCTCATGTCGCTTTCCAACCACTGCGATGGGCCCATCATTGGGATCCACGTTGCAGGCAGGGGAACCGATACAATCGGCTACTCTGCCCCTGTCACGCGCGAGTGGCTTAAGGAGCAGCTCGACACACTCTTTCCCACAAGAGTGGTGCTTCAGAGCTCCTCTGATGGCCCCCTGATGTTCCACCCCAAGAGAGGCACTGTCAACTACAGCGACATGACCTCCGAAGACCCCCACAGTGTTACGCAACTCACTGTTTATCCCGAGCGAAATCTCACGTTCGCTGCGGTGATGAAAGAAAAAGTTGAAAGAGTGACCGACAAAACGGACATTCAAAAGACCCCAATCCATGGCTGGGTTGCTCAACCAGTCACAGGACCTTCCGTCCTGACCAGAGCAGATGCGCGCTTGACGCCCGAACTTCGTGATGACCCAGAGTGGTCACCGATGCAAGAAGGTGCCAAGAAATACAGCGACGCCATCGTTCCGTGGACCCCTAAGTTCATTGAGCGAGCATACTTGGCAATCCTCGCCACCCTTACTACGATAAGAGTGCCCCGAGGCTTGACCAGTGTGCTGAGCGAAGATCAAGCTGTTAACGGCATTCCCGGGTTGTTCGCCCGCTTGAACCCCCTGACTAGTGCAGGGATACCCTTCAAGTGGTGGCGGCCCGCGGGTGCCAAAGGGAAACGATTCCTCTTCCAAGGGGATGAAGAAACCTTGCGCATCTCCGACCCGTACCTCCGGAACATGCTCGACATAGTTGAAGAGGATGCGAGGAATGGCAAAATGCCCTTTCTCCTGTCTTACTCCAACCTGAAGGATGAGAGAAGAAGTATGGCGAAGATCAAGACCGGCTCGACTCGATTGTTTGACTGCATGCCAGTGCATTACAACATTCTTGCTAGAAAGTATTTCGGTGCTTTCTTGGCAACAGTTAACAGCGATCCCGTCGGTCTGCCTTCGGCAGTTGGAATAAACCCCTTGGGCCCGGCCTGGTCTAGGCTTTACCATCGTCTTGCGAGATTTGGCGACCTCTGTGTTGCTGGAGATTACAAGGCGTGGGACGGCAAACTAGATCCGGTCGTTATGATGAAGTGCGTCGACGTAATAAATCGATGCATGGATGTTTGGTTCCCGGGGCAGGAAAGCAAAGAGACCCGAATGGCTCGACGAGTGATTATGGAAGGAGCAATCCATCTGAAAACACTCTACGGCAACACGGTCTGTGTCAAGAATCAAGGCCTACCATCAGGCGTGCCTTTCACAGCGGACATCAACAGTTTGGCCAATTGGTTTTACTTGCTGATCGCTTGTCAGGAGATTTGCGAGAAGAACAACACCTCGCTTGACATGCAAGACTTTTCCACCAACTACGAAGCAACCTTTTACGGAGACGACCACGTTTGGACGTTTTCGCAGAAATATCGGAAGATGTTTACTTTCAACGCGTTTCGCGAAGTTTTCGCTGAACACGGGATCGTTTACACGGATGCCTTGAAGAAGGGCGGAGTCCAACCGGACTTTGTCTCTCTGACGGAAGCCTCTTACCTGAAAAGGCAATGGAAGGCGCATCCCCACTCCGCTGCGAGAATGCTCGCGCCCATCGACAAGAAAACCATCGAAGAGCTCACCAATTGGATGAGAAGAACAGACGGGAAAGTGATGGCGCACGAACAAACGATTGAGAACTTGGTCACAGCTCTGGGAGAGGCCTACCATCATGGTCAATGTTACTTCGAAGAATTGAAGGGCAACATCAACGCCGCTCTGGTCCGCGCATCACGCGAACTGGGTCCTCTTTGGAAGCCCCTTCTGGTCGAGTATGACGTGCTAGACGAGCAGTGGAACCGAGAGTTCACCAATTAGTGGTAGTTCTCTCATACCCCCCCTTCATTTGCAGGAAGCCCGAAAGAGACATCGGTAACTTGCTTATGACAATTGATTACAGTTTTATTCTTATTTAAATTTAAACTTTTGGCTTATAAAATTCACTACTTCATACCCAATCAATCAAACCCAAACCCCCCATGTTCTACATTTTGTGGTTCGTAGACAGCTTGGCTTAGGCAGCTGTTTGCAGGTGCAATCTAAGTGTTCACGGGGGGTCCGATACATATTTGTCGAAGAATACAGTGCAAAAAAAAAAAAAAAAAAAAC